TCAGGTTGACACCTCCTCCTGACCAACCGTGGTGGATCTTGCGGACGAGGTAGGCATAGCCGCGTCCGCCTGGATCGAGCATGACGCGGTTGTTGCGCCAAACACGTTGGACTGGGTCGAGCAGTTGGGTGAAAGCGAAGTAAGAGAGTGTGTCACAGGCAAAGATGGCTCTTGTCTTGCCATGCTCGAGTTTGGGTGAGACTGACACACAAATATTTCCATCCCATGTTGGTACGGGGTTCTGCTCGACAGTCTCGGCGGCCATCTTCCGGTACGCCCTCTGGTGCGTACGTTTCCAACGTCTAGTGTCTAGTCCCAGCGCTCTGTCGGACAGTGAGTTCTCGGAACCGTTGACACACCACTGCCAGCGTCGGGACCACCAGTCTGGACTGTCAGGGAATTTGGGCTTGCCTTTGAGCTCGGCACTGATGATAGCACGGACGTGTTCACGGAGTTCGTGTTTATCGACGAGTATAGCCTTCTTCTTGACTGCCTCTGCGTCACAGCGGTACATTGCCTCCTGGATCAAATCGATGCCGCCGACACCACGGCCGAAAAGAGTGCCACCTTCGGCAAGGAGGGCACCGCCGTGTGTGGAGTTGATCCCAAGAGCTTTGATGGCAGATGACATCCCTTTGGCGAGGTCGATGTCGGAAAGGTATCCCGCGGCGATCGTGGCGGCGAGTGATCCGTAAGTGGGTTGTAGGCCTGTAGCATATAGGAGGGACGCACAGGCCTGGTCGTATGTAGTGTTGCGTGGTAGGGTGAGGGCCGTCTCACAGAAATTGCGCCCATGTCGGTTGCGGACGGAGGAGATAAGGCGTTTCAAGTTAACCTGACACTTGGTTCGGGCTGCCGTATTGTCCTTGAATGGGAAAAGTGTGCTGAGGCGGGTGTCGGAGCGGGTGCTGCGGAGTGCAAATTTTTTAAGACAGGGCCGTGATTGTGTGATTGATAAGAAGGTACGTAGGAGAGTACGCCGATGGGTGTCGGGATCAGGCAGTTGTAGAGGGTATTCGAGGACGAGGAGCGAGACCGCGATGGGGAGAAGGGGGTCGAGGTGGTAGTATGTGATGGCTTTTGTCTCTAAGTGGTACGCCATTGCACTTTCTCCGATATGTTCGAAGTCAGATACCACATAGGGGTGTTCTGCGAGCACAGCTATGAGCCTTTCACCCAAAGGCCCAAACTCGGAGGCTCTAGGGTAACTCATTGTTTACCCAAGCCTCTCTGGGGCTGGGGCTCGTTTGTCACTAGAGCAGGCTCGATAGTGTCGTTGGGGTCAGCAAGGGGGGGCGTTTGCTCACGAGTTGTGTAATGGGTGGGGGCGGGGTTCCCGGCACGGCCACCGACACCTTCGATGCCGGCACCCTGGATGCGGGGTGCGTTCTGAGAGTCGTAGTGCCTGACTGGCGTGGCCTGCGCAATTCCCTCGAGTGGATCACCGTCATTGGGAACGTGGACATCAGTCCCAAGCCGGCCCGCACCTTGTCCACCTGTGTGGGTAGGTTCAGGGTTGGTCAGAGGCGCCTTCTTAAAGGAGGGAGCGGACAGTGATGTTGCCATGGCGCGGACTTCGGCATCGAAGCCGAACTTCGACCGTTTACGGGCCTGAGCCAGAGCATTGGATGCGCGTGTCCTTGCGCGTCGGGCATGGGACGAGGGGGCATTAGACTTGCCAACCGCGATGCCGACGGGTTGGCTCACGTAACACTTGACAGTGAGGCCTAGCATCTCGTCATAACGTGGGAGGTGTTCCTCAGCAACGTCACCATCGTCATCGATTGTTGCGTGCTTGAAATGCAGGCCAATAGAACCGCCCAAGTTGAGGAACTCAGCAGGTGCAGGAATGGGTGATTGTCCGCGAGTCCAAAGAAAACCACCCAGGTCCACATTCGCCATAACGCGGTCACGGACTAGAGGTAGCGTGTCGTGTGGGCCAGGGTGTATGACTTGAGCAGGGTCGAGTTGCTTGACTGCGATGGCACCGAGACCGTTGGCTGGATTGCCTAGCCAATGAAAAAGAAAAGGCATGAAGCGGGCACCGCGGAGCTGGACGATAGCTTCGGTCCGCATTGAACCTACCCTGCCAACCTCCTCATACGCCTCAAAAGCGGGATGGTCGGCCACGCTGTTGCGATTGACGAGAGAACCGCAACCCCCGTGTTCGGCGGGTGAGTCGACTATGATGCGGTCGAGAAGACTCGTGGGTTCAATCCAGAAAAAGGGGGCGACCGTAGGGTGACGAAGGTGACGGGGATTGACAGGGAGGGATCGGGCACAGGCCGAGAAAACACGTACGGCGACGTCACAAGTACCGCCTGCGCCAAAAAGAATACCGAGGCCCTTCACGTAAAGATCACTGAAGGAGGGGAGAGTATCGAGGAGCTGGCTGCGATTACGTTGAGCCATCGGGTCGGTGCCCTCAAGGGTGCCGCCTGGTTCCGAAATGTTGTCAGTTCCTGTCGTCCCCGTCAGGACGGTGGGGTAGAAGTGGCCGTCGTATGTGACACCTGGGTCACAGTGGGCAACGAGGGCCGCAGAAGTAAGGGCGATTGTATCGACATAGGCAGAGACGGATGCGGAGAGAGAAGTAGACAGGGCGGGTAGGCCTGTATATTCATCTAAACCGAAGTGGATGCCACCGAAAGACGGGGTGAAGGCGCCGGAACGCAGGATATCACGCAGAATACCGCCTTCGTCGGTGTGCCCGACAACGGAACAGACTTGGTGGATACCGCGTGTAAGGGCAAGCGAGAAAAGAGGGCCCTGATCTGAGGCGACCATGTTAGTACCGAGAATTCGGAGGGCACCAACGGCGGCATCAGGGAAAGCGGCTGCATCAACCGAAGGGACGATCGGACAGTTTGTCTCGTCGAGGGCTAAGATGTCAGTGACTACAGACACACGAGTCGAAGCACACGCGGCAATGAGTACAGCGAAGACGTCAGGGGATAGAACGCGGTCGACGAGACGGGGGATGAAGACGGAGGATGTGGTCACGTTGATGGGTGTAGAGTGGGTTCCGAGAGAAGAGATGAGAACAGGGGCGTCACCGATGAGCTGTTCGCTTGACACGCCACCTGGGTAGGTGGGCCAAGCCGCAAGCCCAACAGCGATGCGCTCGACGAGGCCAGCTAGAGATGAGTACTCAAAGGAGGCAGAGAAGTTCGAATGTTTCTTTGCGAAGCCGATAAAGTCCTCACAGAGTACGGGGGCTGTCGGGTAGGAAGCGGTGGTCCGGGGGACATCGGTAGGGGGGGGGGCGAGTGCCAACTTCACGCTGTCATGGCGGCGGCCGACTTCATACGAAATCTGCCGAACAAAATTGTCAGCAGTACGGGCAATGACGGTCTCCGTTTCAAAAACAGAGCGATAGCGGCGAAATTCGTCCTTCCCGAGGTGGCCGCCTCTAGGTGAGGCGATCACACCGGCAAGGTGAGGGTTGCCATGGGCGCGGGTGATTGCGGACATGGTAAAAGGAGTGGGGACTCTGTTGACAGATTAATGTCTTGTGGGCAAGCTTAGGGCGTTACTGACACAAGATCCAATTTCACTGATATCAACGGAGGTCAGCCCTAAAGCCAAACCTGCCCTCCTTCAGCTAGTCATAGACCCTATCTTATCGAACGTCGAACTCCTATTAGGGAGAGACATCCTATCCATCAAAGGAAGATTGCCAGAAACACACCTGAGCCTGTGACCACACAGACGGAGAGACAGTACGTGAAGACGC